AGCGCACAGGAGCGGAAACGCATAGAAGAAAAAACAAGAGTAACAATTCACACAACGTTTGGCAGCTAAACGAGGTGGCTGATTATACCTCGAAACTTAATACAAAGAACAATGGATAATTTAAACAACAAACTTTCAGACGAAGCACAAAGCCAGCCATCTTGTTTAGGTGCTGTTAGCCGCAGTTACTTAATTTTAAGTGGCGAGGGTAATATTGATACAAAGCATCAATTCTGTATGGAGTGTAAAACATTAGAAGAAGCAAATAAATACTTTGATAACTTCAAGCGTGGGGAATTTGCGCAAACTTATTTGTATATCTACGAAGCCGTCAAAGTGCGTGAAGCGTAATTGCGGCTAACTAACCAATAAACACCATGAACACAATCACAATCAAACAGAAGCTTATTGCCTACACAGAAATTCAGCTGCCGTATTTCGGCAAATCAGACAGCTTCTACATTTGCATTACACACAAGGATAAGTACGACAACTTGAAAGGCATGACGGTATCGCCAAGCTGGCCAAAAATTGGCACAAGTATTTTAGAAAGCGATTTCTACGAATCAAAACCATGCAGCCCCGCTGAATTTGCGGCGGCGTTTGAGGAAGCGCACCACAACCTGCGGGCAGAATACGAAGCAATCATTGAAGCGCAGGAGGGCGGGAAGTGATGAACCTACTGCGCACCCTTTGCCGCAAACGTCAGCTTCGCCACAACGTAGGCGAACAGGTCACCTTTCGCAAGTCACGAATCAAGGCAACCGTGGCAGCTTCCCGCTGGAACGCAAAATCACGCTGCTGGGAATATCACCTTGAAGGATTCCCGGGATGGACAAAACAAAACTTAATCAAATGAAACATAGCACAGACACGAAACAAGTATTCGCGGCCCTCGTAAAGGCGCAAGCCGAAATGCCAACCGCACCGAAAGACGGGAACAACCCGCATTTCAAATCCAAATACGCAACCCTGCAAAGCATTGCGGAAACAGCAAAGCCAATACTTCAGAAACACGGGCTGGCAATCTGCCAAACGTTTGAAACGGCCTGCGATGGGGTTTCAATCATTACTTCCCTCGTTCACGAATCAGGCGAATACATCACGGGAAGCCTTTTCCTGAAGCCAACGAAGAACGACCCACAAGGCTACGGCTCAGCCATCACCTACGGACGACGTTATGCAATGGCTGCTATCCTTGGCATTGTTGCCGATGAGGACGACGACGCAAACGCAGCCAGCGCACCAGCAACAGCAGCTGCAGCAACATCAGATAAGCCGTGGCTAAACAAAACCGATGCTCCATGGAAAGAGGCGTGCAAGTGGCTGGAGGCTAAAGCTGCCAACGGAGAAGGCGAAGACGGGCTGCGAATCACAACGCAAAAGCTGGAACAATCCTACCGCCTGAATCAGGTGATGAAAGCGGCCCTTTTGGCCATCAGCAAAGGAGGGGTGAAGAATGTCTGAAATGCCAATCGAAGAAGTGGTGAGGTACGTCGCGTACCTTGCCACACTCGCGGCCCTGTTATCCATCATTGACACACTACGAACATGGTTAAAAAAAGGCGAGTGATGCCCAACCTGAAGAACGATTATAACGCGGCCTTGAATCGGTATTACGATACTCAGATGGATTGTATTTGGGAAGCGGTGGCGCGTGTCTGCAATGTGCCAGACGATGCGCTGAAAAGCAAAAGCAGGGTAACTGAATGGAAGATGGCGCGGTTCTACTTCTTCTACTTCGCCAAAACGCGCACCGATGTAACCTGGAAGCAAATAGGGCTTTACGCTGGAGGGCGCGACCATTCAACAGCTATCCACGGTTATGACCAGATATGCGACTGGTCAAGCGTTGAAAAGCCTGTAAGGCGTAGAATACAGGAAATTGAAGATGTGCTGGACGGGCGATTCGTGGAAAACCAAGAGTTTTACTCGGCTGAAAAAAAGTTGCATTTCGGATTTCTATAACACCAATTTCAAAACCAAAATAAATGACAAACAAAACAAGCGAACCAATGGCACTGCGCCAAGTTCACACAACCACAGACTACGGAAGATTTACTTCCATTGACGGCAACAGAAACCTTAATTTGTTGCACCTTCAGCGGCTGAAAAAGTCCATTCAGGAAAACTATTTGTTTACGATTATTCTTGTAAACGAGAAGTTCCAAATCATTGACGGTCAGCACCGATATGAAGTTATCAGGGAATTTGGTTTGCCACTTCATTACATCATTTGCGATGGGTACGGATTGCCTGAAGTTCACATCCTGAATGCTACAAGTAAAACATGGAACGCGGATGATTACCTTGACGGCTACATCAAGCTTGGACGTACTGATTACATTAAGTACAAGCAATTCAAAGACAAGTATGAGTTTAGCCACAATTGCTGCATGGCAATTCTGAGCAATACTCAGTCAGCACCAAGCGGAACAAGGATTCAAAATTTCTACGATGGAAAGTTTGAAATAAGCAACTACAAAAAAGCCGTTGAGTTTGCCGAAGCTATTTGCCTATTGCAACCGCTTTATCCGGGTTACAATCGCAATCATTTCATTTTGGCCATGCTTCAGTTGATGAAAAAACCGCAGTTTGAGTTTGCCGAGTTCATTGGCAAATTGCGACTTCAGCCAAGCACTCTATTTGATTGCCAGAGTGTTTCTCAGTACGTTTCCCTCATCGAAGAAATTTACAACTATCGCAGGCGCGATAAGGTAAATTTGAGATATTGATTGTATATTTGAAACAAGTTAGGAAACGCTGATTGACACCCAGCCCTAATGAACAGAATATGAAAAACGAATTTTACAGACGCTCCCTTGGAGTACCAGTGCGCCCTTTCATTCTGGGGGCGGTGTCACGCTGGGAAACAAGGGGGCGTTTTGCTTTTAACCATGTTAGTAAAAAAATACGCAACTAAACAAAATCTACACGACTCATTCACCTATCGGTTTGATTACGAAGAATGGGACATGATTGTAACATTTAATCCTGAAACAAGGCTAATTCATGGAACTGCAATTTGTCAAATGACCGACGATGCGCCTGTTTATGTACTCACGTATGAAGAAGGCGTCCTTTCTGGTAAAATGGCAGTCGCAGATATGGTTGGAAATTTAGCCTACAAGATAGCAGAGAATTTCGCATTGAATTGTTTAGATCAACTTGAAGAAGATGAAGCTGACAGGATATGAAATTTCACGTACATGGTGGGATTTTGCCTTTGCGAATCCTGAAAAGGTTAAACCTATTCACGCTGCCCTTTTATTCTTTGCCATTGAACATTGCAACAGATTAGGCTGGAAAGAAAAGTTTGGTTTGCCTTCGCAAATGGCTATGGAGGCGATTGGAATAGGTTCTTACACAACGTATATACCAGCGTTTAACGACCTGTGCGAATGGGGCTTCTTTGAATTGGTGCAAAAATCTAAAAATCAGTACAGCAGTAACATCATTGCTCTATCAAAATTTGATGAAGCACCTGATAAAGCACTTGATAAAGCACTGATAAAGCACGACTCAAAGCAATGTGAAAGCACCTGTGAAAGCACTGTGAGTATAGATAAACAAAGAACAAAGAACAAAGAAACAATAGAACCTACTATTGAAGAAGTGAAGGCATACTTCAATGAAAAAGGATACTCTTCAGATGCAGCAGTTAGAGCATACGAATACTATTCTGTCAATAACTGGAAAGACAAATCAGGTAAAAAGGTTCAAAACTGGAAACAAAAAATGATTGCAGTTTGGTTTAAGCCAGAAAACAAAAAACAACTTACCCAAGCTAACTACACCACCCTAACACCATGAAAGACACAGAACTTGAACAGGACGTTTTAGCCATGTTCATCAACTCATACGAAGCGCAGATGCACGTTAATGAGTGCAATGAGTATTTCTTCACTGAACCAGAAACGAAAGCTACCTACAAATCCATCAAGGAGTTAAACGACAAGGGCGAACCGATTGATGTAATGACGGTGGGCCTAAAGTTGAAAAAGATGGGCCTGCCAATGCACACGGCGGTGCATATCTCCGCTCGATACATCGGGGATGCAAACTTGCAGTTCAAAATCAAAATCCTGCACCAGATGTATTTGACGCGGCAGCTGGCAGTATTGGGCGCGGAATTGCAACACCATGCAGCTGACCGCAACGCAGACGCATTTGCCATCATCAGCAATGCACAGGCACGGCTTGACCAGCTTTCAATCATCGAAAAGGCAGACGGGGTACACATTGCGAAGGTGGCCGTTGAGCGCGTGAACGACATTGCACAGCGGAAAATGAATGGGATTAAAACCCTCGGTGTGCCGTCTGGATGGGATATGCTGGACAGGTTCACAGGTGGATTTGTGCCAGGGGAATTTTGGGTCGTTGCTGGCCGTCCGGGGATGGGCAAAACATCCTGGGCAATGAGCATCAGCATAGCGCACGCACTCAGGGCCGGCGGGAAGGTGGCGTTCTTCAGTTTGGAAATGACGAAGGAAGGGCTGGTGGATAGGGTGCTTTCATCCGAATACTCCATCAACAGCGAAGCAATCAGGACGGCCAACGTTACTGAAGAACAGATTGAAAGCATGGCACGAATGCACAACATTGCGCGGATGTCGATTTGGATTGATGACAGCCGCAGGCAGAGCATTGACCAAATTCGTAGCAAGCTGAAGATGATGAAGGCAAAGCACGGAATTACTCTTGCCATAATCGACTACCTCGGCCTCATCAACCCATCAGACCCGAAGGCAATTCGTGAACAGCAGATGGCCTACATCAGCCGGCAATGCAAGCTGATTGCTGGGGAAAGCAACATGACGGTAATCGCACTTTCTCAGCTGAACAGGCAGAGCGAACAGCGGGCGGATAAGCGGCCCGGGCTGTCAGACCTTCGCGAATCCGGAGCGATTGAGCAGGACGCGGACCTGGTGGTATTCCCTTTCCGTCCGATGTACTATGAAACGGAAAAGCCACCTGTTGAAGATGCTGAAACGATTATCAGCAAGAACCGAAACGGCAGGACCGGGATAATTCCCTGCCGCTTTGAAAGTTCATATTCGCATTACATCCTATGAGGCACGGCAGTTTATTTTCTGGGGCGGGAGGTTTCGATTTAGCCGCCGAATGGATGGGTTGGGAAAACGTCTTTCATTGCGAATTTGAAAAATACAAACTCAATCAACTGAACAAAAATTTTCCAAACACAATTAGCTATGGCGACATCACCGAAACAGACTTCACTATTCACAGAGGACGAATTGACATCCTTACGGGTGGTTTCCCTTGTCAGGACGCATCAATTGCCAAACAAGACGGCAAAGGTCAACAGGGGTTACAAGGTAGCCGAACAGGACTTTTTTGGGAAATGCTACGCGCCATTGAAGAAATCAGACCACGGTACATTGTTGCCGAAAACGTGGCAAATTTTCTTAAGGTTAATGGAGGGTCAGACTTTAGAACAGCACTCACCGAACTTGCCAGACTGGGGTATAATGCAGAATGGAGAATTTGCCGTGCTTCAGAAGTCGGTGCGCCCCATCACCGTGCGCGGCTGTATCTGGTTGCTTACCCCGACAGCATCCGAATGCAACAGGGACAAACTATCTTATCCAATGTTTACGCGGAGGCATCACCGAAGCCCTGGCGGGCTTTCGGAACAACTATACAGATTGTTCGGGGCGGTGCCTGGAACTCTGAACCCCCAGTTTTATGCGTGGATGATGGGCTATCCGGAAAATTGGTTAGGCAGCAACTCCACGGATACGGAAACGCCATAGTGCCACAGATTGCACATCGTATTTTTCGCGCTATTGAAGAAATTGATTATCTTTGCAAGCGATGAGCGGCGTTAATTACCTCCTTTCGGTTTACCCAATCAGCAGCCAGGGTTTGCCGGAAAAGCAAATCGCGGAGGCGCGGGAACTTGAGCGCAAACTCATTGAAAAATCACACGCAGACGCGCTCGAACAGGTGGGAATCATCCCAACGAGCGCAAAGAAAATCGCGGCTGCTTATTACAAAAAAACCTACCTATGACACCAGAAATCTTCCTCGCTATCCTGTCCATTGCAGGCGCATCAGTTCCTTTTGCGCTTAACAATCAGATGGACGAACTCGGCCCATTTAGCGGGTACAAGGTATTCACCTGCCCTGAATGTCTGGCATTTTGGCTTGCACTCATTGCCATTGCGCTGATGGGCGGAAATCCGATTTATGCTGGCATTGCACCGATATTTTCGAAACTCATTCACAAAACACTATACTAACCATGTACAGAAACGAAGTTCCAGAAGGCACTATCTGCGCTTTTTGGGGCAACAAAATCAGCGATGGCATCACCATTGCCCGTTACCACAGAACGGAAACGCGAACACCTTTCGACATCCATTGGACGCTGAACAAGGACTACTTTGAAAACTTCAGCAGTAATTACCTGGATGCAATTTCAAAGTTTCGCGCGGAGTCAAAACACCGAACCAAGGACAACGAACCCCCTCATTTCATCGTATGAATCCCGAACAGAAAGAGCAATTCAGCAGCATTTGATGGATGAAAGATAACAATTTGATATGATACAAAAATTCAGAAAGAAACCAGTAGAAATTGAAGCTGTACAATTCACCCGTAGTAATTGCGATGAGATAAAAGCCTTCACAAACGAAACAGCTCACAGTCTATGGATTGAAAAACGGATTAATGGCGTGGCTACTTGTATTATTCCAACACTTGAGGGTCAACACATAGCAACAGAAGGTGATTGGATTATTAAAGGTATTAAGGGTGAATTTTATCCCTGTAAACCAGACATTTTTGAACAAACTTACGAAGCAGTATGAAAGGAATATATCTAACCGAAGAAGCTAAAGCTGAGATTGAAGCTAAGATAGCTGAACTTGATTTCATCGTATGAACGCAGAACAGAAAGAGCAATTCGGGAAACTCGTTCCCAAGTGGCAAGCATACAAGCTGACCTTGGTTTGGACGTTCGACGGGGCAGAAACAGCCGTGATTGAAAAGCTGGCCTACCTACTGCTTGGGCGCACGCTGAACAGCTGCCCTTCGTGTAAGATTGAAGCAATGAGGCAACTTGAAAACCTTTACAACGCATGAAGACCTACCTACACAGCGGGAACGCAGGCGACGTGATTTATATGTTGCCCACCATCCGCGCAAACGGCGGCGGCACTCTATACCTAAACCCTGACCGTCCGGCACAATACGCTGCCGGGCTAACCCATCCTGGAGGGGGTGTGATGCTCAACGAAAAGATGTGCGAAATGCTCAAGCCATTGGTGGAGTATTGCGGCATTCGCTGCGAAATCTGGCAAGGGCAGGAAGTTGATTACAATCTTGACCTATTCCGTGAAGAACGCATCAACCTGAGTGCCTATGACATTCGACGCTGGATACTTTCGGTTTACCCTGAGTTATTGCCAGGGCCTGCGTTCCGCATCAATCGCCTGAACAATCCTTACATAACCGTGAACCTTTCGGAGCGGTACAGGAACAACGCGGCGGGAGGGGATGCAAAGTGGGCAATGTTACAGGAGCAACCTTATGATGTATTCTTTATCGGTGTGAAGCAGGAGTTTGAAAAGTTCGCGAAACTTTGCCCGAGAGCGAATCACGTTAATACGGATGACTTCCTGATAATGGCAAAGGTGATGGCAGGAGGGATGATGCACTTCGGAAACCAATCTTCACCTTTTGCAGTCGCGGAGATATTCGACCTGCCACGCGTTCTTGAACTTTCGCCATACTGCCCGAATGTGGTAAGCACAGGTGAAAACTGGGGCGTGGTGTACAACAACGACAACATGAAGTGGCACGTTGAAAGATTGGCCCGCATGGAACAAAATCCGGAAACGCCCATTATTATTAACCCATCATGAGTAAATACACATTCGACCCTTCGCACCTGACATGGTGGCACACCATACAACTTCCTGACGGCACGAAGACCGCAGGCGTTCACGATTACGACACGGCAACAGGCGACCGCTATCTATTCCCGGACGTGAAAGGTAAAACCGTGTTGGACATCGGTACTTTTGACGGGTACTGGAGCGCACGGGCAAAGAAGAACGGCGCAAAGACGGTGATTGCCCTTGACTACAACAAGCGGGAAACGGCTCAACACATCGCGCAAACGTTCAAATTCAAGTACTTTGCAGGACACAACATTGACTTCAACCACGCATACACGGAGGCGATACCTTCAGACGTGGTTCTGTTCTATGGAGTTGTGTATCACCTTTACAATCCTGTGCAGGGCATCATAAACGCTATTTCACTAACTGCCCCGGGCGGCATCATGTGCATCGAATCAGCGGTGAATCAGGCAGGCGCGATGGGTAACAACGTAAGGTTTAACCCTGCCACGCATGACGGTGACGAAACAAACTACTTCATGCCCACCATTCAGGGGCTAAAGGATACCATCGCCGTAGCTGCAAAGGTTATTGACGCGAAGATAGAAATGATTGCCGAGGCAACCGATAACGGGCAGCACAGGTGGGCGGCTCAATACCTTGTTAAGTGAAACTGTACAAGCGCATTTACCTTGAAGCACGCAAACTCACACACACTGATTTCATCCCCTGCGAAGTCTGCGGAGCGCAGGCCGTGGACATCCACCACATACAGGCTCGGGGGATGGGTGGGAGCAAATCACGGGACACACCCGAAAACCTTATCGCCCTGTGTCGCAGCTGCCATCATGAGGCTGACTTTGGCACGGGATTGCCGAAAGAGTATTTACGACAAATCGTAACTGAGAAACTCAATGAAAGGACGACCACGCAAAATAGAAAGCCCTGAAGCATTGCAGCAGGCATTTGACGAATACATGGCTCATTGTGCCACCTTCACTAAATCGGTGTTGAGCAACTCCGGAAAGTTGGTGGATGTTCCAACACCCCGCGTTCCTACCGTTGGTGAGTTCTGCCGCTTCATGAAGATGGATAGGCGAATGTTTTATGAATACGGGAAGCGCGAAGAATTTTCGGACACTATAAAAGATATTGATGCTCAAATCCACGATGCAAAGCAAATCGCGCTGCTGAATGGGGAGGGCAACACTACCGGAATCATCTTTGACCTGAAGTGCAATCATGGGTGGAAGGATAAAACCACCATCGAGCATGAAGGGGAAATCACCGTTACAATGAACCTGACGCAATGAGCATCATTAGCAGGGTAGGTCGAAAGGTTGTCATGAACCTCACCAAAGAACAATACGAAGCACGAATGCAAAACGAATGGAACAAATCCAAAACAGACCAACCTCACGACCCTGACCATTACAAAGGAACGGTGGAGTGCATCGCGGCAATCAAAGCCAGCCTTTCGCCTGTTGGCTATCGCGGATACCTGAAGGGGAACATCATGAAGTACCTGTGGCGTTACGAGAAAAAGGGCGGCGTTCAGGATTTGGAAAAAGCCCGCGTTTACCTTAATTGGCTGATAGATGATAATACTCCCGGCAACGATTGAAGGCGTCACCACCCGCAAAGACAGGACGTGGAAAGTAACGCTGGGCACGCAGGAATTGCCCGTTGATAAAGCGGCGGCCCTGCTCACGTTAAATCACCAGCTTGCATACGTAGCAATTAAACCGGAATACTTTAGCGGGGAGGAAGAACAGCTACTTGAGCAACTGAAGGCAGACCCCGAGGCAGGCGGCAAAACACCAGGTTCACGGCTTCGCGCGGTGCTGTATCGAAACTATGAACAGAATGACCAGGGCTTCGGCTCGTTCGCTTCGTATTACGAGCACCACATGGAGCGGCTGATTGAACATTTTAAAGGCAAATTGACATGAACATTTTAGGCATACTCAACGGCATGAATGGCATAAGCTATCATCGCCTATGGACACCGC